GGTACGCCCTGAGTCGTCTTATGCTCGGGCCGTACTCTTGACCCGTCCGTCCAACTTTGATCACGCCATCAGCAGCTTTCAAGGCGTATATGTAACCCATGGTACCATGGGCTGAGAAAAAAATTGGGATTCCCAAAGGGCGCCTGGGGTCCGTCCCTCCACTCCCCACATATACACATGTATATTTGGGGATTGAATTTGTAAAATTTTTTTCAAGACCAATTTCATTTTCACTCTATACTCTTTTTGGGAATCCCAACAACCTTCCCATCCACCACCTGAAGACCGTATGGTTCGAGGGTTTCTGTGTTCACCTTGGCTCTTGGAAGCATCCGAGCGTCACACCACGCAAAGTACTTGGAGGCGAACTCTCTGATGGGCACAGGTTCCTGAGGGTTCCATGTAGTCAAAAACACGTCCATATCTACTACGTGCTACATCTTTTTAAACGAAATTTACAAGCATATTCTTGAGTTGCGTCTTTCCTGGCCAAGTAGCTGTAAACTCCTTGACCACGTCACGCATGCCAAACATGAAGTCCGGCTCCTTGTCGGGCGTTTGACCTTCCCAGTCCTCGTTCAGGTTCACAAACTGTTCACAGTAGAGCCAGTTGTCGTACGTGCCGAACCCTTCATAGTCCTTGGGGAAGTGCTTACGCATGACGTGATTCACGAAGAGTCTGATGAACTCGTCAATCTTGACTATACGTACCGGAGCCTCCTTGGATTCCTTGACCCATACTTCGTTTTTGGACTGGTTCGGCTTGACGAAACACACATTCGAAGGGTCCTTGAAGATCTGCCTGAAGAACCAAGGCGCCACGAGTCTCATCGGAAGGTCTGACCTGGGTACACTCGGCTCCGCCCACTCGACCGAGTCTAGACACCTTAATGGAGCTCGTGGAGGTGGCTTGGCGGTTTCTGGAGACTCGCGAACAAATTTCCAGCCTTCTGGGCGTTTACACGGGTTCTTACGGGCCCTGTGCCTCTTGAGGTCGGTCGACCAGTACGGGTTGGCGCTGAAGTCCTTGCCACACAGGTCACAGACCCGAGACATCCTTTACTATGTCCTGGGAAAATATTTGGGATTCCCAAGGCGCGTCGGCCTGGGAGTCGGCCCAAGGCGAGTCCCCATAAAGTCCAGCAAGTCCCATCTACGATGAAGTTTGCTGGAGTCTATGAATTTTCAAGTGAAATTACTGAGGAGCCCGCTAGGGCGACGCCGGCCAAACTGGAGAGGTCGGATCACTGGTCACCTCCGGCAAATCTCTCAGAGCTTGCCTGTACGTGGCCCACGCCGACTTGGACTCGGTGGACAGTGGGGAATCGTTGCCCTGAGTCCAATCACTGGCGGTGAGGAGCTGGTTTCGTTGAGCACGCAGAGAGGTCCATGCGGCTTGGGTCTTGGCTTGGACCTTTGCGGGGTCTTCCTGAAGTGTGATGGTCCCGTCATCACCCCGGACGCCCATGACCGTGTCCCATGTCAAAGGGGGTACGACTTCTAATGTGATACCTGGGGTCACGGGAACGATGGGCGAGTCGCTAAAGTACCAATCGACGACGGTCAAGGTATTTGAATCCAAAATTGCGAGAACCTGGGTCATGTCTAGTAAAGACGAGGGTTTTTTATTAATAAATTATAGAATGGAAGAGACGTACAAAGGCGAGCCCTTGGAAAAGATGTACAAATTGTGGATGGCACACAAGGCCAAGGAAGAGGCGTCACACCAGAAGAAACTGGAGAGGGACCGAAGAGCCAAGACGACGTACCGGGCCAAGCAGAGGGCAGCGCTCCAGGCCACTTCCAATTAAAATCTCAGGACATGGTAAGGCATGGGCTTCATATACCAGATCCGAAACACCGTGAACGGCAAGTGCTACATAGGACAGACGAGGGCTCCCAAGGTCAAGTACAGATGGCGAAACCACATGAAGGACCCAGACGGAATCCTGAAGTTTGCATTTGCCAAGCACGGACTTGACAAGTTTGAATTTTCGGTCATCTGTGAGATTCCAAACGAGGAATTGAACGACCGAGAAGTCAAAGAGATTGCTGATCGTGGTACGCTCGCTCCAAGAGGGTACAACCTCCAGACGGGTGGAGGGAAATATGAGTGTTCGGACGAGTTGTGTGAAATGCGCCGAAAAGCGAAATTAGGAGAAAAGAATGCGAGATTTGGCGCGAAATTGACGGAAGATATCAAAGATAAAATTCGTCAAGGTCACGTGAAAGACATGAAGGCTGTAGACCAATACACGCTCGACGGGACGTTTGTGAAGACATGGGAATCTATTAAATCTACAGGAGTCAGTAACGTGACTTTATGCTGTACAGGAGAACTCAACAAAGTCGGTGGTTTTGTCTGGAGATGGCATGGAGAAGACTTCGATCGGGTGATACCTGAAGAGCAGGCTGAGATTTTTCGTCGAAAAAGACTCGAGCTTTACGAAAAGAACCGAGAGCGTGTAAATGCTTGGAAAAGGGCGAACCGACTAAAGTTCGGCACTGAAGCCGAGGAAGGCTGAACTCGTGGCATTTGCTTCGATAATACACCCTGTACCCGCTGTTACTGCTGATGATGTCGTGAAACTCACCTGGGCTCCGTTCACGTTCTGGGCGCCACCCACAAGAGCAACGGCAGTACACGTCGCTCCAGAGCCCGAACCGAACCAAAATGTAGTTACGGCCGAGTTTGAAAAGTTTGCCGAGCTTGTGATGGCTCTCATAGTCACGGGGAAGTTCACGAGACATTGGGCAAACGTCGTGCTTCCAATAAAGGAACCTTGACACATAACAGTGTATTGTCCTGATTGTGAGCTGCTGTTCACAGAGTAATAGTACCTCTGACAAAGCGCCAACTCGGTCGCGTACGGCCGGAACTCAAAGGGGGTAGCAATTGTCCCCTTTTCGAGCTGGACGCCCGTAAATTCTATAAAATTACCGGCGTAAGAGCCCCATTGATAAGTACCGGGAATGTGATATCCCCACGTGCCACTCCAGACGTATGGCGCTACTGGATTAATTGAATACCCACCTATGAAGAGTTCTAAACTCGTTGAGTTATTTGAATAGACTGTAGATCCGTTCGGGGGCGGGGGAACGGTGTACACGACTTGCTGCCACCCTCCGGAGTTTATGATTGTGAATGGATATACATATGAAGTGCTTGATGCACGAATAGCCGAACAGACGACGCTCCCTGTGGTCATATTCGAGCGGAACCAAAAGCTTACTGTCACTGGAACACCGAAAGATGTTCCCCATCGAAGATCAGCCGTGTTGTAACCCTCAATTGACTGCTTCGGGCCAAAGAATGTGAGACCTGCGAGACTAGACGTTGCCGTAATTCGCGTCGTGTTTGAAAACCCTTGCTGGAATGGCGTGTCCGATGCGACAAGTGCGTTTTGAATTTGAGTGATTGAACCAGATCCTACTTGGTTTTCGATCTGCCATCGGTCAGCACAAAGATAATTTCCCTGATTGGCATTTGTAAATGTAAGAGATGCACTCGTCCCCCTCTGCGCGATCCTCATGTCCCCGTTAATGATACGGTTGCGATACATCAAGGGATTCCCGGCCGAGACCGTCCCGCCCGTGACCAAGTCTCCGGCAACTTCCAAGGACCTTTGCGGATTGGCGATCCCTACCCCGACCTTCGCATCGTTTGTTACACAGAGCGCTTCCTCGGTGCCGTTTAGGGTCCATAAAAAGTTTGCACCCGGGTTCTGTCCCGGTAAAAAAGAACCATTCAATCTATTTGAGACGATACGGTAATAATTATATGCTTGCGTGGCGCCTACATTGAACGTTTTGGGGGCGGCCGTCCACACCAGACCATTCTGAGAATTCACAAGAGTCCAGTTGATTCCGTCACGTGAACCAAGCACCCAAAATAATGTAGGAGAATACGGGTACCCAGAGTATCCGGTGCTATAAGGATACACAACATAACTCGTTAGGTTCACAGACACGGGCATTTGGATCTGAAGCCACTCACCGGCATATGAATTGCCAATGGTGTCGACTGTCGTCACTGACTGTAAATAACCATATGGACTAACATTAGAATAAACGATCCCCAATGAACCCGCCGAAGACCATCCATTTAGATTCGTTTGATTAAATGCGAGGTATGCGGGGTAAGCACCACCGCTGAATTCCGAACTCGCACTCGCCACGTACTTCCCCTGTCCGTAGGAAACAGACGTGTTCGAGGTTGTATCGAGGAGGTAGGAGGACATGGGCGCGGGCGGGTACGCTTGGATCGTTCGGGTCGCACCTAGAGATGTACTTTGAAGACCCCGGCCCTGAACCTCGAGGGTCTGACCGGGTTGTTGGTTGAGTGATTTGAGGAGGAGAAGGGTGTTTGCATCATTTGATGCAAACGGTTGGGACGGAACCGTATACGTCGAGCCGGTGTACCGAGCGACGTTGGATACGCGAACATCGGCGAGGTTGCCGTTTATTAGCTGAGCATAACCCCAATTACCAACTGTGATATTGTATGTTGGTGTAAAGGTCATGGCGGTCGTTGTAGCCACCATAGAGTTGGACAGAGCTCCACCAACGTACACATTGGATCTCGTCCCATCATATGTAACTGCAACATGGGTCCATGTGGATGGTGAAATAGCACCACTACCGTTATTGAAAATGGTGGTTCCGGAAACCGAACCGTAACCGAAAGATACCTGAGCCGGATTTCCCGGATTTAGATAGAAGTACCAGTCTTGAGACGTCCCTGCTTGTCCAGAACGACCAGCAATTCCGGGAAAATTCGAAGGGGCCCCGTTCAAATAGACCCACGCCTCAATAGTCCACGAGTTCGCCCACAAATTGGTGGTCAAGGAAGATGACGCCGCGTTCCCGTAATCGATGTACCCGGTTCCGTCGAACCTCAAGCTTTGGAGTTGAGGGTACGTCGTACTGTATGGGCTCAGGGCATTGGATGTGACACCACCCACTGGGTTTGGTAAAGACCCGTAACTTGTAGACTGAGGAGGGAGTTCCGTAACATCCTGTATGTACGGATACGTGGGAAGAGGGTACTGAGTCTCGAGTTGCCATGCGACGGTCCCACCAACGGGAATCGGGCCTAGATTGGGGGAGGGGGTGAAACCGGTGAGAGGGTACACGTTTCCGTTTGTTCCCGTTGTTCCGTATACTATACGGGCGCGGGCGATGGCGAAGTTGGGGCCTTGATTGCCGCTGTATTGTCCTATCGTCAATGGGGTACTCAATATAACACTCCCAGATACGGCTGTCCCTCCTACATTCTGTAAAATGCCGTTTACGAAAATATATATATTTGTACCGTTACATTGAGAACATATATGTGTCCATTGACCCGTAATAATGTTACTATTCGCTCCCGTCACGCTTTGAGAACTTCCAGAATAGTAAAAAAATGATAGTTGACCAGTTGATAACACACCAAAACCCCAGTTTGCACCGGCAGCGGTTGTATTCATGTTTCCTAATGTAAACGGTGGCGCTGTACCGGAGTTGGCTAAAGACGCGTAATTGACCCACGCCTCTATTGTGAACCCCTGAGAACTTGTCGAGGCCGGGTATCCTGACCCTAAAGAATAATAAGACCCCACCGTCCCCGGCAAAGTCAAACAGGGTCCATAAGGGCTTGTCGAGGCGCCCGGGAAGTACGAGGTCTGGAGAGCCAAGACGGTATTTGCGGTGCCGACGGCGCTCATACCCGTGACGTAAGCAGGAGCCGCGAGAGTGAAAGGAACTGTCGGAGCTGAAGTCGTCGGAGCAGTGAACGTAGTTGTAGGGACGGGAACGGAACCCGCCAAGACGCGAACATCCGCTATAGAACCGCTAAAATTACTATTGGCATAGTCAAAGCCACTTAATACGTTCGCGGATGCTGTAATTCGCGGCTGAGCCACGCTCAAACTCTGAGTTCCTGTACCAGCCTGTACCGCCCCATTGAAGAATATATACATAGTTCCGGCCGTCAAGCCCGTTCGGTTATATGATGCGGCGACATGAGTCCACGTGGATGCAGTGATTGTACCTGTCGTCGTCCATACGAATTGAGTCCCTGATGCGTTGTACATGTAAAAAGTCACTGTTCGGTTAGAATTCATATAAAATGCAAAGTCGACCGCCGCCGCTGTGGCCCTCTCGAAAAAGACTTGAGTCGTTGAACCACTGGAGGTATTGATCCAGGCCTCAATGAAAAGGTTGGACGTCGCCAAGTTGGCGAGGGCGGCTGAACTTCCTCCGAATGGAATATTCAGACCTGAATTATTGGTTCCAGGGAGAACGAGACCGGTTGTAACACCCGTGAGACCGGTTGCTATAGTCCCCACCGTCGCAGCATTACTCAGGTACCCCTGGATCAAATTTGTGGTCGTTGTCAAAGGCACAGACCCTGTGACATAGTTTGCCACAGAGAGGGAGCCGGCGGGTGTGCGCCGGGCGGTCACGTACCCTGACCCGGAGACGTCCTGCGATGACGTAACGTTCCCAACGAAAGAGGTGTTGCCCGCAATTGTCAAGGTCTCCGTAACAACAGAAGGATTCACACCGAGCCCAACCTGTCCCGAGTTATAGTAAACCGTGTTGCCCTGTTGGAGCCATGGGTTTGTACTAGGCGTGACGTACGAGCCGACGGGTTTGATGGAAATGAAGGTTGACACGGTGCTCAAAGGAACGGCGGCTGTTTGTGTACCTTGGAAAGAACACTCGACGAAATAGACGTTTGCCGTGTTTGTGATATTCAAGGGAAGTTGGATAGTCGTGGTTGGGTCTTGGGTATACATGGGCGCGTA